CGGGTTTTTGTATGTAAGTACACTACTCTCACGTGAGATATAGTGCGGGGTTTGCACCGAGCGTACCTGTGAAGGCTGCCTTACTGATCATACCGGCCAGTGAAGCTGCCCCACGCATCGCATCAGTCCTCCATTTAGGATGTGTTCTGTCAAGGTATTCCAATACCTTTTGGAAATGTCCAGGAGAATTGATTTGACGTGGTAAATGTGTGGTGAAACCAGAACCCAGGTTAGGTCTCCATTCAATGTTTTGGAAGAATTCGATTCGAATGTCTGCCGTTGAAGTGATGTCATCAAACACGATACCCATGAGCCTAGCACCGGCTACGGTGGCCTCATTGGTAACGGTTGTGACAGCTCCAGTGGTGTAATTGAAAAGTCCTTCGCTATTGGAACGAAAAACGGAAGAATACTCAGCTGGGGTAAATCTAATTTCAATGGGGTCAGTGCCGAATCTTTCCACGCTCTCTGCTGACTGGAATAGAGAGTTGGGTGAGATAGGGTCTGTACCACCAGGGCCTAAAACAGAGGCTACAGGTATGTTCGATAGGAGTCCGTAGATCCCAGAACACGCGTCCATTCTGCCTTTGTAAGTGATACGCATGCAAGCGCCCACGCACCTAGCATCAGCTATGGTGTCGCTTTGGGCAAAAGCAGCAGCACCGACTTGCAAAGCCAAGGTACTAGTTGCTATGTTAGTACCAAATGGGTTTGATGTCGTGTTAACTGGGATGTCTCCGGGTCCTGTACACGAATAGTAAAGCGCATTAAACGTTTTACCAGAAACCTGTCCCACCGAGGTGAAAGACGGGTCCCATAAAATGTAACCAGAGTTATTAGTAGTAGATGTTCCAGTGAATGTTTTCAGTTTGTTTAACATCCCTTCTGAAGTGGAGTATAACCCATCCTTCATCTCAGCTTCACAAGGATCCAAAAGCATATCTGCATATGCTTTCAGTCCACGGTTGCGTTGTGAAAGAGGTTGTTTCTTTGAAGTTTTCTTCTTCTTAGAATTGTTGGGTTGCGAATTTTTCTTTTTCTTTTGGGCCATCGTAATTTCAAAGCTTGATAAATTATGTGCCCCTGTTGAACAAAAGTAGTTGTGGATGACATGCAACATTATTGCGATGTAGAGTGATTGTTGCCCAATAAGATACAGTAATAGATGTGCTATCATATGGTACATGCCACCATGCACCGCACTTTCTATGCCTCCAATAAGTACTGCTCCTAAAATACCTGTATAAAACTTGACTGTTTCCTCGACTACTGGAGCCACGAGGACGTTGACAATCATGTCTTTAACTGACACGTATTCTTCTGCGCGATATTTAAACTCATCATTATTGGCGTCACTCCAATCCTTCTTGATCATTATTTCGAATAATGGATCTTTTGACAAATCAACGGGAAATGGAGCAGTGGCAATGTATTCCTCAGCCCTAACCACATCAGCCATACTAACATCGTAATGGTTCGAAAACCATTCGTATGTTTCATATGTTGCTGAGTGCTCTTGAACTGCGTATTCATTGTACTGTTTCCGAAATGCCGTAGCCTTGGGATTGACATCAACTCTACGAAGCAAACCTTTCATCACGGGAACGTGTGACAAGTTTGTTCTCAAACCGTTGACCATTCCTGAAAATTGTTCAAGAATTTGCGATTTGTTGAAGTTGGTGTTTTTGCACCAGAAGGTCTTAGCTAGTAATTTGCCAGGTTTTGGAGTGAGTATGAAACCCCCCGAGGAGGGCATAATGTATGAAGAACAAAATTCCACATCGTCAACTGTTTTAAAAAATAGTTTAGCCTTGAAGCCAAGCCGAGTGAGTCGCTCCTTAGCCAGGTCTAACACGTCTTGTTCACATGTTATCCTGACAAAGATTACGGCATCATCGCCTTTAACTACCAAGTACATCACTACTTCTTTAAACGCGTGATATACCACCACAATACTGGTAATTGTATTTCCAAGTAGAGTGATGGCACGTCCAGAACAGCGTACTCCTTTGAATATAACTTTCAAAATGCGAC